TCAACAAATGCAGCCACCAAATCAAGACCAGGCATGTAAACTGCATTAACACCCAGTTCTATCTTAATCTTGATCTGACTACAAGTCATCTTCTTGTCCCTAAACACCACAGCATGTATCAATCGTTGTAGCGGTTTAGACATGTCACAATCCTCGTAGAATATATGTAAAGGCATCCATAAGACACCTTTCATTGGACACAAGACATTGCAACCCAACGAGCTTCCATCTTCACGGGTGAAATGTCCCCACCATTGTTGTTTCAAACAACCATGAGTGACTTGCACCGGAGAAGCATTCATTACACCAGGTTCAGCTTTCCAACCTAGCTTACTCATTGCCCATCCAAACCAACCTGGACTATCATCACCGTTCACAGAAATTTCAGCTTGGGTTTCAACACCGTCCAATCGTCTGTTGTTCCATAATTTCACGAACTTAACAGCGATGGTCAAGGTTGCCACAAACAGCACACCTGTGGGAAACTTACCATCACGGATCTTTTGTGCATATTCCGGTAATGCATCACGTTGTTTGACGTACTGATCATGTAACAATTTGGCTCGTTTTTTCCTAACGAAATGTGAAACAACGGTCAGAGACCAACTGCCTATTACACCAGTGCCAACTGCCCATTTTTTCCTTTGTACAAGCCCATACAGAATTAGGGCTGTGTTACACATTGTGCCCATCATGACAGGTCGTCTTATGTCATAAGAAGCTGCTGCACCTTGCCACATTGCAATCGATTTTTGAAACACGCGTGTTTTGAACAACCATTCTGGTGTCAGTGCTATTAGTAATGGAGTCCCTGTGATGTTGATTTCGCGCTGTAATTCATCTGCCAATTGTTGAGTCACCAATTGGCGCACTGGTCTAAACCCTAAGGCTGAATTTAAAAAATCAACGGGTCTTAACCAAGAATCGATATAGCTGGTGATTGCTTTCTTCCCAGCATCAACCACAATCTGTTTCAAATAATTGTGTGCCTCTGGTTTAACATCTGCCTGATCAATCGGCAACGTTTTAGAACAATCACAAAAGTCTGGATATTGTTTGCACACCTTACAGAACTCCGTCTTCGCTTCATTTTTTGCTTTCACCATTAAACTGTCTTGGTGTAAGCGATGTTCTCTTGACAAAGCAATAACGGCTTTCAAATAATCTTTTAGGCCCAATGCGGAACAATCCAAAGTACTCCCGTCATCGAGTACCACAGACATGGGAACAAATTTGTAAGCCGTTTTCCCGGTTCCAAGCTTGTAAGTGATAACCTCTTCCATCTTGAGGTCCCAAACATCGTGAGTGAGTGATTTTGAATTCCGAATGTCAGGGTGTGATTGATTTAGTAAAGTAGTTCCTGGTTTGCAATATTTTTCCTTAACTTGCACTTCCACATGGAAAAATCTCCTCAATATGGATTCAGGACAGTTACTATAAGACCGTGCATCTAGATCTTTAACGTTCGTAGTAACTACACCGCACTTGAAATCAATGAATACAACACCTTTAGCATTCAATTCCGCCTTGATGGCCTGGGCAGCAACATTGTTGAAAAATTTAATGATCACGGAAGTGTGTGGATTTTCCTTCTGAAATTCGGATTTGGTGTTTCCTAAATCATCCATAAAAACACCCAAAATGTCTGAGGTGTATGTGGACTGGTACTTGTCAAACATGTCCATCGTCAATATCCTCGTTTCATCCACTCTTCCGCGTTCATCACAGTACTCCATCGCTGCTAAAGACTGGTTCATAGTCAATTTGCCGAGAGTCGTCTTACCAACGCCAGTGTCACCATGTAAAGAAAAACCAATAGGCGACACTCTGACAGTTGTATTCTTCCGCTTAGCCAACAACTTCTCAGCAATAGCGGTCAAATCAACATAACGCTTTTGCAACCACAACGCCGTGGGTCCTTCATTCCGCGCTGCCTTCAGCTGGCACGTTTTCTTGATTGAATTCTGCAACTTGTTTTCAAAATCACCCAAATCATCGGTATTGCCAGCAATTGCGGCTTCCGCATGCGCCAAAACCCAGTCACACTCCTGATTATATTTTTGTATCTTTTGATCCGAGTACAAAATAGGAGAAAAAGACCGTGTTTCGAAACAACGCCAGCCAACTTCTGCAACCCAAACGAATGTTTTCACCAATGCATCAATCACATCAACTGCGCTTGCTTGCTCTTTAGCAGCTTCGAGCGAAATGATTTGCAATCCCAGTGGACTCCACTCAATCCGCTTGGTGGTACATATGGTTAATGACATCGCAGCCGTAATCAAATAGGAAATTCTTTTAAAAATAGTGTTCGTTTTAAAGAGTTCCCAAGATTCCATAATGTCACGGCCCGTCCAATCGCTCATTGCTTGAGGTTCAACCTCTTCTTTGGGACACGTTGTTGTCACTTCGTTTATGATGCGATATAATTCCAACACCATACTTTTGTCTTGTGCATACATCTTCGCATAT